TACATCTCTGGGTCCGGTTTTAAATTGTAAACGCTACACACCAATGATGTGTAAATTTTGAAACACAGGTAAGATTGCTGTAGAGTTGCACCATTCTTTATGATTTCTAAAGTCTTAGAGTAAGCTGTCATTATATCACCTGAGTAACCTTTATCACTAGGCTCATATATTAGGTTCGATATGAATTTGGTTGACATAGGTATCAGGTTGTTGGATAAATAAAGAATTGATGTGATTTCAAAATAAACCTTAGAGATGACTGATTTCTTAATTGACAAGTGATGATTGCAACTCTTCATTAATGTTTCATAAATAGCTATGCAAGTATCTAGCTTGGAATGATCCTCTAAAAAAAGAACACCCCCACTATCATCACTATGACACAACATGGCTAATTCTATCTTGGTAGGCTTGATGGAACAGCTGGCCATTTCTCTGAATAAATATTGGGAATATAACTGGACAGCTGAATGCAACATGGAAGAGAGGTAATTGAAGATCCCCATCATGAAACTGTATGGCATCACAAAATAAGGGACTTCTTTGTTTCTCTTTGCTCTGATTTTATCATTTTTACGCTTAGCTTCATCTTTTTGCTCTTTGAGTTTGTAGTTTGTTTCATCTAATTCAAGCCTGTCCAAAGGGATGTAGTCAAAGAGATCTTTTATTCTTGCCAAAGATTGATTGTTCACAATGGCATCAGTCACGGCCCTCTTAGTTACGAATTTCTTGCTCACCATTTTATCAAAAAAGGCAAAGAATATTGATAGAAATTTGTTAGGTAAAACATCTGCCATGCCTGCAATAAAATAAACATATTTCAGTAAATTGCTTTGAGGTGCCCACTTAGTGCAGTCTAAGGTTAAATAAAAACAGTCATCTTTATTGAATGATGAGTTCTTCTCATGAACTTTATGGTGGACTTGTTCATATCTTTTATTTGATGAGACACTGATCATTTCATTTGGAAGGGTGCTGCACAAATAACCGAAGTAATCTTCCAGTATGGACTGCCTGTACTTAGTGTTGTC